GTGATGATAAATCCACTGTACCTTGGTCCAAGAAGATTACTACCTCATCCCAGAACGGGAGGGTAGATCTGTCTTGAAGGTCTTGGAAAACCAATAACCCCCTAGATTTATTTCTTCTGGGGCGGTACATTGACAACCAACTCCTTACGACCACTACTGTTTTCGATTACAGTTAAGGTCCAAGTTTGGGGAACTCTCTCGAGAAGTGTTTTAAAGAGGTTCAAATCTCTGAGAAATGCTTCCTTGAGCAAGAGGATTTGGAATTGTGTGGAAGAATACGTCACTTTCGATCTTTGTTCTTTGTTGTCTGACATTTATTATCCTTTTTATAAAGGGTTATAATCTTGTTAGCGACCAAGGCATGTCGAATAGTCGACAGTTTGACCCATCGAAGTGGTCGGACTGTCCCCTCTACCACCTGTGGACTCATCATCCATAGGCTAGAAGGCGGATCCTCCCACGCGGACCAAATCTGAGGCATACGTTCGACCTTGTCTAAGGCACGTAGAGCATCAATTCTCCAACAACTTAGATCAGTATTTACAAAGAATTCGTTCATAGCCGTTCTCTGATCGTACGTATATCTCTTGATCTCCTTGGTGGATAACCAAGGCAAGAGAAGAGCACGACCAACCGGACTAAGTTGAACTATCTTCTTATGCAACCAAGTTCCTGGAGTAAAGGCCTCAAGTGAAGAAAGCTTTCCAGAAGGGATACGTATTTCCTTTTGTATTCCCTTAAGAAAAATTGCTCCAACACCCTCAGCGAAACGACTACTTAACAGTGTCTTACTGGAAGATATTTCACCTCCAAACCTCTCTATCAAGTTTTTATAACGTTGATAGATGTAAGACGAATCCTTTTCATCGCAGCTAATGCACACATCATCACCACAAATGCAAAACTTTGCTCCTATTGAGGTGGCAACTGCAAACTTGAGGATGACATAATGCGCTAACTCGAACATTGGGAATGAAAGATATAGTCCCATGGGCTGGCCATTGGAATAATAACCTTTCAAAAGGTTCTTCCCTCCTTTACCATAGTCTTCGGACAGGTAAAAGAAAGGTAACCTAAAGAAGGAAAAATATTCCTCTGGTACCCCCATCGAGATTAGTAGTTTTATCTGTAAGTCGCGGGAT